ATCGGACTTTACTGATTCCTCGGTTCTCGGAACTGGGTTTCGCAGATAACTCCGAATTATTGACCCATGCACCATGCTGAGCTGTGAAATCGAGATGCGAATCATTCGAACGAAAGCGCGTAGAGTTTTCGTTTTGTCCAGGGCATTCGCAGTTTCGCACACAGTTGCCGCCATCATGTGAATTGGGGATGGCTTCTTAATTTACCCTCCACCGCGCTGTCGGACTCCGCTACGACAAACGAGACGCGATCCAACGCATTTCGTTTTTTTCGCTCGGAGCTGCCTAGGAGAGGTGAATGTCTGCCATTTCACAGCACTACTCTCATTTGGCACAGCAGGTAGCGATGCTGCCGATCGGGTCTGTTCGCTCCGCTGATCGTAACGCACGGACTCATTCCAAGGGCCAGATTCGAAAGATAGCCGCCTCGGTCGAACGGTTCGGCTTCGTCAATCCCATTCTGGTCGACAAGGAGACTCGTGTCGTCGCCGGCCACGGACGACTTGAAGCCGCTAAACAGCTTGGAATGCAGGCCGTTCCGGCCCTTCGAATCGAGCATTTGTCGGCGGCGGAACTGCGTGCTTACGCGCTTGCCGACAATCAACTAGCGGCACTCGCCGGCTGGGATCAGGAGACTCTGAAGATCGAGCTCGGTGAGATTTCGGCAGAAATTCCAGATTTGGACCTCACCCTTACCGGTTTTGAGACCGCTGAGATCGACCGGATCTTGCTGGACGACTCCTCACGGCCCCAACCGGACGAGGCCAATGAAGTACATCAACTGCCCGTCACATCCGTCACCCGAACGGGTGACCTGTGGCTTCTCGGTCAACATCGGATGCTCTGCGGCGACGCCAGGGATGCGGCGAGCTATGCATTGCTGCTTGGTGATCGCCGCGCTGGTTTTGTCATTACGGATCCGCCGTACAACGTCCGAATCGATGGGCACGCTCGTGGCTTAGGAAAGCAACACCACCCCGATTTTGCGATGGCAGCGGGCGAGCTCACCGAGAAGGAATTCATCGCGTTTCTGGACGCCGTGAGCAGCCAAATGGTGCAGGCAAGCCGACCCGGCGCGCTGCACTACATTTTCATGGACTGGCGCCATCTCTTTGAAGCCCTGCAATCAGGTCGCTCCCAGTACGAAGCGCTCGTGAACCTCTGCGTCTGGGCCAAGGGGTCGGGCGGGATGGGCTCGTTCTACCGTTCCGAGCATGAATTCGTTCTGATCTGGCGGGCGAAGGGTGGCTCGCATGTCAACAACGTCCAGCTCGGACGTTTCGGCCGCAATCGAACAAACGTCTGGCGCTATGCCGGCGCCAACAGCTTTGGACCTGAACGAGAGGAGATGCTGAGCCTCCACCCGACCGTCAAACCCATCGCCATGATTGCGGACGCCATTCTGGACGCTTCGAAGCGCGATGACATTGTATTGGATCCTTTCCTCGGATCAGGCACGACAATCATCGCCGCCCATCGAACCGACCGGGTCGCCGTCGGTATCGAATACGAGCCACGCTACGTCGACGTGGCCATACAGCGGTTCACGAAGATTTCTGGAACCGAAGCGCGCCACGCCGTCACGGGTCGAACTTTCTCGGAAGAAGCCGCGCTTCGCGCCGACGAGGCCGCTTCACGCGTTCAAGAAAAACGTTCAACCAACTGAGCGTGCGGGGTCAACCGAGATGACTGAACAAGAAGAAGCGTGGAAGGAAACGGTGCCGCCGATTTCCGAATCCGCCCCGATTGCTCCCAATGCGGAGGAGAAGACCGGATACGGTCGTCCGCCGAAGCACACACAGTTCAAGCCCGGCCAGTCGGGCAATCTAAAGGGCCGGCCGAAAGGCTCGAGAAACTTTGGAAAGATCCTCGTCGACGAAATCAACGCCACCGCCGAGTTCACTGAGCGAGGTCGAAAATTCAGGCTTCCGAAAGGCCAGATCGCAATCCGGCAGATGATCAACAAGGCCGCCACCGGTGATCCAAAGGCATTCAGCGCTGTCATGCATTGGCTCGAAAAATTGGATGCGTTGAAAAACTCTCCTCCGACGGCGCCGTCGGTAGTGACTGAGCAAACCTCCGAAACGTTGAAAGAGTTGACCGAGTTCTTTCGCAGCGCAGCGACAAAGTCCGACCGCGAGCCCCCGGAAAATTCATGAGCAACGAATCGGACCTACAAAACGAACTGTTTCGCAGCGAATTCACAATGTTCGCCATCAAAGCGTTCGAGATCCTCAACCCCGTTCGAAAACTGAACATAACGCCGGCGTTCATGGGTATTTCACATGTCCTTGGCGAGGTGGCGGCAGGACGGCTCAGCCGAGTGCTGATTACTGTTCCACCTCGTTCGGGGAAGTCTTATTTGGCCTCGTCGGCGTTTCCAGCCTATCTTCTCGGCTGCGATCCGAGTATGCGCATTATCGCCGCTTCATATTCTAATGAACTCGCCGCGAAATTTGCACGTGATTGCCGCTCCATCATGGGGCACGAACGCTACAGGATATTATTCCCCGATACGACTATCCAAGGGAAAAATACTGAGACGGAAATCGAAACCTCCTTAGGTGGTTTTCGATTGGCAACATCGGTCGGGGGAACGCTCACTGGCCGGGGCGGGAATCTTATCATTATCGACGATCCCATGAAAGCCGACGAAGCTATGTCCCGGGCGACGCGGGATAGAACGTGGGATTGGTTCACCGGCGTCGCCAGCTCCCGCTTAGACAACAAGGCTGAAGACAAAATCATCGTTGTCATGCAGCGGCTTCATGCCGACGATATCGCTGCACGACTTATCGAACGCGGTGATTGGCATCACCTGTGCCTGCCCGCTATCGCCGAATGCGATCAACATTTCGACATACCCGGCGGTCGAATCGTGTTGCGAAAGGCCGGTGACGTCCTTGATCCCTATCGCGAACCGTTGCCTGTGCTCGAGCGATTGAAGCGCGACCTAGGTAGTTCTGTCTTTCAGGCGCAATACCAACAACAACCTGTGCCCGAGAGCGGCATGATGATCAAACGTGAGTGGATCCAGTGGTATGACCGACGCCCCGAACGTAAACCGGGCCAGCTAATTGTTCATTCGTGGGATACAGCGCAAAAGGCTGGTGCGCACAATGATTTCTCGGTTGGCACAATTTGGCTTGTTCAAGGCGCAGACGCTTATCTATTGAATGTCGTTCGGGGCCGGTTCGACTACCCTGAGCTAAGGAACAAAATTCGCGAGCAATACTTTCGCGAAAAGCCCAATACAATCCTAATCGAGGAAACGGGAGTCGGGACGGCGGTCGCGCAAGAACTAGGCAAAATGGCATTTCCTGTTCTGGCATTCCGAGTAATGGACGACAAACAGACTAGAATGAGCGTTCAGTCCGCAAAAATCGAGCAAGGTCGACTCCACCTGCCCCGGGGCGCTAATTGGATTGGAGATTTTGTTGACGAGATTCTTGCATTCCCGAATGGACGACACGACGACCAGGTCGACACCGTCTCTCAGCTTTTTGCGTGGCTTGACCGACGCAAGATGGGCGCGGTTATAGGAAGCTACAACTATGGCTATAAATAGGGGTTCGTTTTCCGCCGAGCGTGCGCTTTCTTACCTTGTTGCGTAGCAAAACGTCCAGAAATAGCGACTGGACTTCTACCGCACACAGAGCATGCATGGGCGGCACCGCCGCGGGAGGTGCCGGTCTATGCAATTACCGATAGGGAAGCCTGGTCTCGATATTGAGAGAGAGTTGGAGATCTTGGCGCATTTGCCCATTGCCAAGCTCAGAGAGCGCTGGCGCGCGTTGTTTAAAACGGAACCTCCGTCGGCATTTGGCCCTGATCTCTTGCGGCGAAAAATTGCCTACCATATTCAAGAAAGGGCATTCGGCGGGCTGAGCTCTTCCATCCGCCGCGAGCTTGAACAACTCGCCAAAGTAATTTCGAAGGCGTCGAGCGGCCGTATCGAATTGCCTCGTCGAATCAAAGCGGGTGCTGTTCTGATTCGCGAATGGAAGAGCAAGACCTATCGCGTGACGGTACATGATGATGGATTCGTCTTCGAGGAGGAGAAATATACGAGCCTTTCCGAGATCGCCCGAAAGATTACTGGCGTCCGTTGGAACGGACCGCGCTTCTTTGGTCTGAGAAATTCGGCCCAACGCGATGCCCCGAAACTCCAAGCGCAAGCGGCCGAAGTGGGGGTCAGCGCCCGATGAAAACATCCCCAACAAAGGCGATCCGTTGCGCGATCTACACCCGGAAATCTACCGAGCACGGACTCGAACTAGAGTTCAATTCGCTCGACGCGCAACGTGAAGCTTGTGAGGCCTATGTTAAATCGCAGGCGAATGAAGGCTGGAAGACCTTACTGCAGCGTTATGATGACCCCGCCTATTCTGGCGGCTCCCTCGATCGCCCTGCCCTGCAGCAATTGTTGAAAGATATTGACGCTGGCCAAATTGATATCGTCGTCGTTTACAAAATTGACCGGCTGACGCGGTCCCTAATCGATTTTGCAAAGCTCGTCGAAGCTTTTGACGCGAAATCAATCTCATTCGTCGCTGTGACACAGCAGTTCAATACTACCACCTCAATGGGCCGGCTGACGTTGAATGTCCTACTGTCCTTTGCTCAGTTCGAACGAGAACTGGCCTCAGAACGCGTGCGCGATAAGGTCGCTGCTTCACGCAAAAAAGGCAAATGGATGGGCGGAAGCGTCCCGCTTGGCTATGACGCTAGGGAAAAGAAGCTTGTCATCAATGAATCTGAAGCCAAGACCCTTCGGTATCTGTTTGATCGCTATCTCGAAGTTAGGTCACTACGTAGGCTGATTGAGGACCTCAATTCAAAACAGATCACCACAAAGAGAAGGACCCTCTCAGACGAAAAGATAGTAGGAGGCATTCAATTCACTTATGGTCCCCTCACCTATCTGCTGAAAAATCGGGTCTACATCGGAGAGAGCTGCCATCAAGAAATGTGGTTCTCCGGCGAACACGAGCCAATCATCAATCGCCAAACCTTCGACAACGTTCAAACGCTTCTAAAAAGCAACTCAGTCGAACGGCATCTTAGGCGATCGAAAGGCGACGCTATTCTCTGCGGTCTGTTGTTTGATGACTGCGGCCACCGGATGAGCCCCAGCTTCTCCACGAAGAACGGCGTTCGGCATCGCTACTATGTGAGCTCCGCGCTGCTGCGAGGTAAGCGAGAGAGCGTTGGGTCGGTAGCCCGAATTTCTGCGCTGGCGATTGAATCGAAGGTGATTGCCGCAATACGCGCCCACGCCAAAATCACGATTGATCAGCTTGACCGCGAGCTTATGAAGAATTACGCGAAACGCATCATTCTTGCGAAGGATGCAATTCGAATTACGCTCAATGGGGGTCGAGATAACCCGGGCGAAACTGAATTCTCGATACCGTGGCAGATGCCACTTAGATCAAACGCCCGACATGAAGGATCTGGTTGTCCGCTGATAGGTAAACGCGAAGAAGTACTCGTTCGGGCGATAGCTCGCGCTCATTATTGGCTTCAATTATTAGAGATA